AGATGCGTCTAAAAAACCAAACGATTACGCTCAGATGTTGACTCTATTTACAGCAAATGACTTGCGTAGAGTAATCCAAGACTTGTATTTGTTAGGTCAAGGCGCGTTTCAAGTGCATTATGACAAAGGACATAAGAACGTAATTAAAGTTTACCACATTCCTGTACAATTATTAAGACCTGAGAAATGTGATGAGGATGGTAATATTGTAGGATATTACTATTCTGACAATTGGGAGGATCCTAAAAAGTTTGTACCTAAAAGATTCGATGCGTTTGGTGAGGGCAAAAGTGAGATTGAGATATTAATGATACAACCTTATTCGGTAGGAACTAAATACTTCAGTAGAGTTGATTATCAAGGTGCTTTAGAGTATACGGTATTAGAGGAAAAGATAAGCGAATACCTTATTAATGAGGTTACAAACGGATTTAGTCCGACAACGATTGTAAACTTTAATAATGGCACACCTACCGACGAGCAAAAAGAAGAGATTGCAAGAAAAACCATAAGCAAATTAACAGGATCAACAGGTAAAAAAGTAGTTGTTTCATTCAATGAAGATGAAGCTAAGAAAACTACAATTGATAGCGTACCTTTGAACGATGCACCAGAACATTACCAATACTTGTCGGACGAGTGCAGAAGTAAGATATTAACAGGTCATTGCGTAACTTCACCACTTATTTTTGGTATTGCTACGACGACAGGATTCAGTGCAAATGCAGATGAGTTAAAGAATAGTGTTATTCTATTTGATAACATGGTAATAAGACCAAAACAAGAAGTAATATTAGAAGCGTTAGATAGTGTCTTAGCATTTAATGGTATATCTTTAAAATTATTCTTTAAGACTTTACAGCCTTTGGAATTCGTAGACTTATCAAACGCACAATCTACTGAACAAGTTAAAGAAGAAACAGGCGTTGAAATGAGTGCAGAAGACCATATTGAATGGATTGATGGTCATGAATACGTATTAATAGATAGTAGAGAGGTTGATTATGACTTAGAGGATGAGTTAGATGCTGAATTAGAAGCATTAAATTCACCAAAAAAGACATTATTATCTAAAATTGTTAACTTAGTTTCTACAGGAACGGCAAGACCTAATATAAAGTCAGACCAAGACGGCGCTGTTTTCAAACATAGATATAGATATGTAGGTGGAGTTTCTGACAATACAAGAGATTTTTGCAAAGGAATGATTAAAGCAAACAAAATATATCGTAAAGAAGATATATTTGCAATGGGTGAACAAGCAGTAAACGAGGGGTGGGGACCTGAAGGTGCAGATACATACTCAATTTGGTTATACAAAGGTGGTGGAGATTGTCATCATAAGTGGATAAGAGAAACATATCTTAAAAAATCAGATGCTAATTCACCACTTGCAAAAACATTTACACCTGCTCAAACACGTAAAGCAGGTGAAATTGCACCAACAAATAATAAACTAGTATATCAAAGACCAACGGACATGCCTTATAACGGGTTTTTACCAACCAATAAACGATTTAACTAATGGCAGAAGCATTATTGATAGGGAAAGCAGATTTGCAAGCGTACACAGCATTAAATGCTAATGTAGATTCTGACAAAATAATACCATTTATAAAGATAGCACAGGATATTTGGTTGTTACAATACGTAGGTACTGACTTAATGACTAAGATTAAGAATGATATCGCAGCAAGTACATTGAGTGGTAACTACGCGACGCTTGTAAATACGTATTTAAAACCGATGTTGATCCATTTTACAATGGTGGAATACTTACCATTCGCAGCTTATTCGATTTCTAATAAAGGACTATACAAGCATAGTTCTGAGAATGCTGAAATTGTAAGCAAGGAAGAGGTGGACTATTTGATTGAAAAAGAAAAACGTATTGCTGAAAATTACGCACAAAGATTCTTAGATTACATGGTTGTAAATCAATCATTGTTTAACGAATATTTAACAAATGGAAGTGGTGACGTATTTCCGCAACATGGTAATTATTTATCAAATTGGTATATATGAAAAAAGAGGTATACAAGCCTAAACAAAACAATATTATTAAATTAGAGTTATATCTTAAGAAGATAAATAAAGATGGCAAACAAAAAGATAAGCGAGTTAACACCGAAGGCAGCACAACTAGAAGATAGTGACCTGTTGATGGTGTCTGATTATAATGGCACGACATACGATACAAAGTCGGTTACAGGTGCAGATATAAGACCATATAAGACTATATTATTTGCAATTACTCAAAGCGGAACAGCAGCACCTACAAAAGATTGGAGCTATGAAACAGAAGTCACGCAAACTTTTACATTTGCAAGAACTGCAGCGGGTACATATACAATAACCGCGTCTAGTGCTTTATTTACATTAGATAAGACATTTGTAACTTTAGGAAGTGGAGGGAATCCATACGCGTTATATGGAGCCACTAGATTAAGCACAACCGCGATTGAGTTTTATAGTTTGAATACATCTACAAATGCAGGTATTGATAACGTGCTGGGAGAAACAATTTTAGAAATTAAAATAATAAAATAGATATGAGTTTACCAAATTTAGACAGATTAGTTGCTACGAAAGGAACTAAATTAGTTAATGATACTACAGAGGTTACAGCTACAATTGCTGGTATTTTCGTGTTAGAAGATACAATATTCGCATCCATTAAAGTAGCTGGTTCAGATGTTAAGAGTACATATATTACAACTCCTGGAACTGCCGTTAAAGCGGGTGCGTTGATTACAGGACAAGGTGTATTATTTAGTGGTGTTGACTTAACAAGTGGTTCGGTAAATCTTATCTTAGGTTAGTATGCTATACGGATACGGAATACTAAACAATCATGTTCCAACGTTAAAAGCGACAGTAATGAAAATTGGCGCTACAATAAGCTCGTTACTTACTGGCTTGTATGCCGTATATAAAGGTGAGTCAAACGCTAACGATTCATTAGGTACTTATAACGGAACTGCACAAGGTGGATTGACGTATAGTGCGGGTAAGAGTGGAAATTGTTTTGTACCTAATGGTACAAATGGTTACGTGTCTTTACCTAACAACGCTTTAAATGGTTTAGGACAGACTTATACTATTGCAGTATGGTTTAACCCATCTAGTGCAAACTCGGGATACCATACTATACTTTCGACCATTGATAGTGGCTTTGCTTATGGTTGGGAATTAGATTCTTACGTAGATGGCACTGCACTTACTTTTCAACTATACAACACTACACAAGTTAATCTTACGGCAGGGATAGGTGCAATTTCAAGAAGTGCATGGTCGTTAATACTTATTGAAAGAGTGTCAGGAACAAGCACTAAAATGTATGTTAATAATACATTGGTAGCATCAAACACTAGTTCTGTTGATGCTAGATATGGAGCAACGATGTATGCTTCATTAGGTGCATTGAAATACGGAGCATCTAATGTTGGGCAGTATTTAAGTGCTAATTACAATTATGACGAGGTGGCATTTTATAGTCGAGTATTAACAACACAAGAAAAAACAGATTTATATAATAGTGGAGCAGGTAAGTTCTACCCAACATTTTAAACTATGAAAGTAAGACAATTAACACTAGAACAAAAAAATATCCTTGTAGGCAAAGCATGGGGATTTCAAGGTCAATTATTTAATCCACAAATTGATGCTAATGGACTTTGGTTTATTTCAAATGAAGAAGTAAATGGATGTACTTTGCAGCAGGCTGAATCTATTCTTTGTGATGCATGGTTATTAACTTTACCTGAAATTGATTATAATCCTGTAGTTAGTGAAATGCCATTATAATGGAAGAAATACAATCGATACTAAATTCTAAATTATCAAGCGGAATGATTTTCGTGTTGGTTGTATTGGTTGTGATTCTTTACTACTTTCATAAACCTATAACGGCATGGTTCACTTCATTAATTAAACGTAAAGAGAAAGTACAGGACATTAAGTCTTTACGAGCCCATGATATATTTTCAACTTTGCAACGTGTAAAACAAGAAGCAATGTTTCTTAAATTTTTCTCTCATGGCAAATACGACGAAACTAAATCTAGGATGTCTGCGGATTTTGTGAGGTTTAAATGCTCAGTTTGTAGTGATAAGTTTGAGAGTTTTTTAGATAATGATTTTAGTAAAGTATCTAGTGATGAATTGAAGAAATTGATACTTTCTTCACTCTTTAATATGCATGCGAAGTATGTAAATGAAATAAAAAACCATTGGATTGATAGAGGGATATCTAAGAACGATGTAGATTATGTAATTGAATTATTTGAGAACTTTAGACATGGTGTTGTAATGGGGTTCCAACATAGAGTTGAAGCAATATTTTCATGCGAGCATTATGATAGTCATTTTAAAAAAATACTTGCTTGTTACAACATCTTTGCATTTGGGATAGATCTACTTCCAAAAGACTTGCAAGATACATTCGAGAGTATTAATGGTAAATTTGCAAATATAAAATACATATGAAAATTTTAGACAGAATAAAAGCTCCAAGACCAAAGTTTTGGGTCAAAGTTGGAAAAGTAGGTGTAGCACTTACAATAGTAGGAGGTGTATTAGTTGCCGCACTTCCAATGGTAGGAGGTGTATTATTAACGGCAGGAGCTACAATCAAAAGTATTTCTCACTTAGCAATAGAAGATAATGGACCAATTAACAATTGATAGGATAGCAACTGCACATCCTAAAATCAGAGAAGAACTAAAGAATTATTATATCGAATGTAATAATAAGTTACCTAAGGGTGTTAGATTGCGTTTTGCGTACGTTTATCGAAGTGTAGAAGAACAAAACAAGCTATACAATCAAAGACCTAAAGTTACGAACGCTAAAGGCGGTCAATCGATACATAATTATGGGTTAGCTTTTGATATTGCTATACTACTAGATAAGGATAATAACGGAACTTTTGAGAGTATAGATTGGAATATTAGCTCTCCTTACTTTAAGCTAGTAGTCGAATACTTTAAAAGCAAAGGTTACGAGCATGGTGGTGATTGGAAAAATTTCAAGGATTATCCACATTTCCAAAAGGCATTCGGTCACACATGGCAAACATTGAAAAACAAGCCTACATTTAAAGATACAAACGGAATATCTTATCCTATTTTGTAACTATATATCACTCTACTTTAGACGCAATCTTAATCGGTTGCGTTTTTTTTTAACTTTATTTTATAAAATGTTATGATATTATAATAAAAGTATTATATTTGTAAGGTATTAACAATTTAAAATTTGAGTTATGATTGAATTAATAGTAGGTGGATTTATTTACTACGTAATTAGCCACATTGAAGAAGAACGTAAAATTAAAAAAAGATTAAAAGACGCTAAAAAGAAAGTTTTCCCACAGGATTACCCACAATATTATACAAGTTTATAGTTATGTTTGTAGCAAAAATGATATTAGCAATTATAGTAATAACGATTACAATA